GGCGATGCTCTAGCCATGGTAGAGCTGTTTGTGATGGTTGATCCTACAACCAAAAGACGCCGCATTCAGTCAACCCTCGGTCCTTTCTTGTCTGTGCCGGGCCTTCAAGAGATCGCGCGATATGGTGGCTACGCCACCTATCGTGCTGTCCGGAACACGGATCCATGGATCCGTCAATCTCTGAAACTTTTTGATCCTGACCTATACGGTAACATTTATGGTTTTACCCGTCGACCTGCTGGACCTGAAGGGATGTACAAATCTCTGATGAAGTTTGGTGAGTCGATGCCTCGGTTTACAGATATGTCTACCGTACAGCGTTCAGCGATGAAGACCGCCATCACCGCCGCCCGGAAGAGGTTTAAGACTCCCGTCAAGTTTGAACCCCTGGAGTGGTCGGAAGTCGGTCAGCATATGAGACGTGATACATCTGCCGGTGTTTCCTTTCCTGGAAAGAAGAAGGGAGATGTGATGGAACGAATTTATGCTGAAGGACGTTGGCTGGGTCATCGTATGAAACAAGGTGGTAAAGGACGTTTTGATCCAAGGAAAGTGCGTATGCCTCCTTGTCTTGCTACGCAGCGCGGTCACCTCTCACCAAGAGATGATCCCAAGACACGTTTAGCGTGGATCTATCCCTCCGAGATGCTCATGGTTGAAGGGCTTTACGCCCCTACTATGTACAAGGCTTTCGAGGCAATGCCCGATAGCCCGCTTCTGTTGGGAAAGGGCTCACATCGGTTGTTTTCCGAGTGGGTCAGTGCTGCAACCCCGGGTATGAGACTGTATGGCCTCGACTTTTCCAGTTTTGATACGAAGGTGCCGGCGTGGTTGATCCACACCGCCTTTGATATCCTCCATGACAATATAGACTGGTTACATTGGAGAGGTAAACCTACCACCAAACGTTCTAGACAAAAGTGGAAGAATGTGTGGGATGGTATGGTGTACTACTTTATCAATACCCCCATCTTGATGCCTGATGGAAGGATGTTCCGCAAGAGACGCGGTGTGCCTTCTGGCTCTTGGTGGACCCAACTTGTTGACAGCGTGGTCAACTGGATACTTGTGAAGTATCTCTCCCTGTGTCAGGGAGTTAACGCAAAGAATCTTAGAGTTCTTGGTGACGACAGCGCCTTCATGGCAGCTGAAACCATGGATCTGAGTGTGGCAGCGGAAGACGCCGCTGCCGTAGGTATGGACCTAAGCGATGAGAAGTCGATCAGCGTGGAAGACGCGACCGAACTGAAATTGCTGGGTGTACGATATCGTGATGGACATGCATTCAGGGAAACTGAAGAATGGTTCAAACTGGCTCTCTACCCGGAGGGAGATGTACCCGATATCGCCACATCTTTAACACGTCTAGTCGGTCTTTGGATCGGCGGCGCCATGTGGGATACAAAATTCTCACGCTTCATGGAATACTTTCAAGGGTGTTACCCTTGTCCGTCGGAAGGTTGGTTTTCTAAAGACCAAAGACGATGGATGGAGATCGTACATGGAGGGCGAGCACCTCGAGGATGGACGAAGAACAAGAATTTATTCTGGAGGTCAATCTTTTATACCCTGTAGGGTAGCTGTTTATCAGCGCAACTTATTCCGGTGCATCCGGTGGGTTGTCAACGCTTGCGTGTGGAACGCG